AGTTGTACTTTTCGATTCCTTCCTGACGGTGACGCAGACAACACTTTCTTTTGGAAAGAACGTTTAATGATCAAACTTCCATTTGCAGGTATTAAAGGTGAAACTGATTCACGTCCAGTACAAGTACAAATTCCATGTATGGAAATGTATGGCGAGACATGTAACATTCTTAACGAAGTACGTGGCTGGTTTAAAGATCCAAGTCTAGAAGATATGGGTCGTAAGTATTGGAAGAAGCGTTCTTATGTGTTCCAAGGCTTTGTAACAGATAATCCATTAACTAATGACGAAGCTCCTGAGAATCCAATCAGACGCTTTATTATTGGTCCACAAATCTTCCAGATCATCAAGCAGGCGCTTATGGATCCAGATATGGAAGAACTGCCAACAGATTACACAGCAGGTGTAGACTTCCGTCTTAACAAAACTTCAAAAGGTGGATACGCAGACTACGGCACATCAAACTGGGCACGTAGAGAACGTCCATTGAACGATGAAGAGATGGCAGCTATTAATACACATGGTCTGTTTAACTTGTCAGAGTTCCTACCTAAAAAGCCAGATGAAACTGCGGTTAAGGTAATGCAGGAAATGTTTGAAGCGTCGGTAGACGGTGAAGCATATGATGCAGACCGTTGGAGCAACTACTTCCGTCCGGCAGGTATGCAGGCACGTACTGGTGATCCAAATACAGCACCTAGCACACAAGCAACAGCAGTGAGTCAAAGTGCACCTGCTCCTACACCAGCACCCGAGGCTGCACCAGCAGCTCCAGTAGCAGAAGAAGCACCTGCGGGTGATGCAGGCGGCGCAGCAGACATTCTAGCAATGATTAGAAGTCGTCAAGGACAGTAATAACTAATGGGGGAGCAATCCCCCATTATGCTTTTTAGATTAGGAGATATTATGGCGAATAAGGCATTTGATCCGACTAAGTTTCGGACATCACTTACTAAATCTATTTCAGGTATGAGTGCAGGATTTAACGATCCTACTGATTGGATTAGCACAGGCAACTATGCACTCAACTACCTTATTTCAGGTGATTGGAATAAAGGTGTCCCAATGGGTAAGGTAACTGTATTTGCAGGCGAATCAGGCGCAGGCAAGTCATATATTTGTGCAGGCAACATTGTAAAGTACGCACAAGAGCAAGGTATCTTTGTAGTTCTTATTGACTCGGAGAATGCACTTGACGAAAGTTGGTTACACGCACTTGATGTAGACACATCAGAAGAAAAACTACTTAAACTTAACATGTCAATGATTGATGACGTTGCTAAAACTATTAGTGTGTTTATGACAGACTATAAAGCAATGAACGAAGAAGACCGTCCTAAGGTACTGTTTGTTATTGATAGTTTGGGTATGTTGCTAACACCTACAGATGTTGATCAGTTTAACAAAGGTGATATGAAAGGTGATATGGGTCGTAAGCCTAAGGCACTAACATCACTTGTACGTAACACAGTTAATATGATTGGCTCACACAACGTGGGCTTAGTATGTACTAACCACACATACGCATCGCAAGATATGTTTGATCCAGATGATAAGATTTCAGGCGGTCAAGGTTTTATCTATGCAAGTTCTATTGTAGTTGCAATGAAAAAGTTGAAACTAAAAGAAGACGAAGACGGTAACAAGATTTCAGAAGTACGTGGTATCCGTGCTGGCTGTAAGGTTATGAAAACACGCTATGCAAAACCGTTTGAAGGTGTACAAGTTAAGATTCCATACGAAACAGGTATGAATCCTTATAGCGGACTACTTGAATTGTTTGAAGCAAAAGGCGTTATTGAAAAACAAGGTAATCGTCTAAAATATACTACACTTGATGGCGAAGAAATACTTGAATATCGTAAAAAGTGGCAAGGACCATTACTTGATAAAGTAATGTCAGATTACCTCGAAAGAGAGTCTACAGTGGTAAATACCGACAATACAGACGATGAAACTGTAGTAGATGATCTTAACGAGGAATACGTAGCCAATGAATGAAGAACATATTAGTGACATCTGGACGATGTTTAAAGAGTATGTAGACAAAAAACAAATAGATCTAGTGGCTGAAAAATTTGTTGATTTATTAGCAGATTACGGTGTCAATGACGAAACCTTTAAAGAAGTCATTGGTACCGATGCAACACTAGATGAAGCAATCAGTTATTATCTCGATTTAGATGGTGATGACGAAGAATATGACGAATGGGATGAATAATGGGCTGGTATAGTGAAATATCTAGAGACATATCTAAGATACCTGCTGCTGTGCAATTTTTTGAAAACGAGTTAACAACTGCAAAATCAGAAGTTAAACTTGTAGGAAATGTTGAACGTGCAGCAGCCGCTATGCCGGGCATTGTAGAACATCGTTTTAATCAACTTCAAGAAATTGAAGCAATCTTAAACTATTTGAACATTGAGCTACGTAGATTGCGTAGCTCATATTTCAAAAAGTATCTCGAAAACTATCAACGAGCTCTGTCAAGCCGTGACGTTGAAAAATACGTTGATGGTGAGGCAGACGTTGTTGACTATGAAAAGATTATCAACGAATTTGCTCTGATGCGTAACAAATGGTTAGGCTTACTAAAAGGTTTAGACCAAAAGCAATGGCAAATTACAAACGTTGTTAAACTTAGAGTTGCTGGTATGGAAGATGCCACATTATAATTTAGTAGTAGGTGTAGATCAAAAATATTTCGATGATTGGGCAGCACCTTTACTAAAGAGTGTTTTAAAACATAATCCTAACCTAAGACTACACTGTCATGTAGTTAATCCTACAAAAAGAAATAGGATTACAAATGTAGATATTACTGAAGAACAAATTACTTTCGATAACGACACATCGAAAATTAGTTATTTACAAAGTGTAAGATTTTTAGTTGCTGCAAATAAATTTTCCTATAACGAAGAAGTATTTACTTTAGATGCCGATACAATTTGCACACGTAAATATAAAGAAGAAGAAATTGAAAAATTATTTTCGCAACAGTATGTTTTACAACATTACAAAGATAGTAGATGGTTAGCTGGACTTATTGCATTTACTAATAAAGATTTCAGACAAGAATATGCAAAAGAATTAAACTCTAAAGAAATTAAAGATTGGGAATGGGGACGAGATCAAAATATTCTCGCTAAATTAAGCAAACAATACAAATTTGTTCCTGCACCTAAAAATTGGATAAGTATTGGGAAGAATGGTGCTAAGAGTGTTTTTCTTACTCTAAAAGGAAATCAAAAATATAAAGATAAGTACTTAGAATTATATAAAGGCTATTTGTAATGTTAGAAGAGCACTTGGGCGGCCACAATAATAAAACACATATCGACATTGGAGCATTAACTTGGCTTCAGTCAACATTTAATATAAAAAGTTTTTTAGATATCGGGTGTGGACCAGGAGGAATGGTCGAACTTGCTAATAAAGCAGGATTACAAGGGTATGGTATAGATGGTGATTATACATTAGAAAGATACAATCCTAATAAATTTTTAATACATGACTTTACTAAAGGTCCTGCGCCTTTAGAAAATAATTATGATATAGGATGGAGTGTAGAATTTTTAGAACATGTACATGAAGAATACATGTCTAATTATATGCATTCTTTTCAAAAGTGTAAATATGTAATAATCACATATGCACCTCCTGGCTGGAATGGTCATCATCATGTAAATTTACAAGAAGAAAGTTATTGGATTAAAAAATTTAAAGAATACGGACTTTTATATAGCGAAACATATACTAACGAATTAAGAGATAATTCAACAATGAATTATCCTAAGAAACCAAGAAAAGCATTTGTTAGAAACAGAGGACTATTTTTTGTAAATGAAAACTGATGCACTAGTTGTTGGTATAGAAGAAATGTATAGGAATCATCCTATACCCAATCTTCCTAATTTTAAAATAGTGCCTTGGGAAGATCAAGATACAATACGTTCAGCAGACGTTTATATACAAAATAATATTTTAGGTCAAAAACGTAGAAAACTTAATCATTATTATCAATTTATATTAGATAGTGGTAGGCCATTTTTAGTGGTAGAAAGTGCAGTTTTTCGACGTAATATGAAGCAGCCGCCTAACCCTATGGCTTATCATAGATATAGTTGGACAAGTTATTTTCAAGACGAAGGTGATTACTGTAATGAAAATAGTCCTCCTGACAGATGGCAGAGAATTCAAAAAGAACAAAATTTAGAAATCAAAGATTGGCGTCTAAATTTAGACGGAAATATCCTGTTACTATTACAACGTCCTGGAGATAGCAGTCTAGTTAATTTACTAAAAAGATTTGGTTCATATAAAAATTTTGTAAGTTATACAATTGATCAAATAAAAAAGAATACAGATAGACGAATAGTTGTACGTATGCACCCACTACGCCAAGACAGACAATTAGAAGTGCTTAAAGATTTTGATGTAGATATAAGCAAAAATACTCAAGGCGCAGGCTTACTAGAAGGCGGATCTGGATTGCAAAGAGATTTTGACAATGCATATTGTGTTGTTGGATTTAATAGTAATGCACTAACAGAAAGTGTAATGGAAGGTATTCCTACATTTAGTATGTGTGCAAGTTCTATGGCATGGCAGTGTTCAAATACAGATTTATCACAGATTGAAAATCCAGAGTTTTTTGACAGACAGCAATGGCTAAACAATTTAGGATATTGCCAATGGCGAGAAGATGAAGTTGCTAGGGGCGATCCTTGGTTTCATCTTATAAAAAACAAATAAACTACGCACATAAATATCTACATGAGCAAAGTAGTATTAGTTACTGGTGGTTTTGATCCACTACATTCAGGACACATAGAATATTTTAAAGCAGCAAGAGAACTAGGAGATCACTTAGTTGTTGGCATTAATTCTGACGATTGGCTTACACGTAAGAAAGGCCGGCCATTTATGCCGTTTGAAGAACGTGCAGCTATTGTAAAAGAACTAGCATGTGTGGATGAAGTTATTGGATTTAATGATAGTGATGATACTGCAAATCATGCAATAATGCAAGTACTATCTACAAAAGGTAGTCAATGGAAAGTAGTATTTGCAAACGGTGGAGATAGAACTAGAATTAATATACCTGAAATGGCATATACAGATGTTGAATTTGTTTTTGGCGTAGGCGGTGAAAATAAAATGAACTCTAGTAGTTGGATACTAGACGAATGGAAAACACAGAAGACTGAACGTGATTGGGGATACTGGCGTGTA